ATTGCTATCATTCATTGATTGTTTTCCATTTTAAAAATTCTTCTTCTAACCAATTAAAATTGTTTATTAATGATAATTTTTCTTTATTATTAATATTGTCTTCGCCATATTTCTTTCCTGCTTTTGCTCCAGCGATAGAGTATGTGCCAAACGGTTTATCTTCTCCTCGTGAACACCAAGCTATTAATCTTTCTTCAGTTTCTAAATCATATTGTTGATCAATTACTTTACTGGCTAATTTAACACATTCACGAAATGCGCTCCTCCATGTGCTAAATGCATCTGTATTGAATTCAGTTACATTAGAAACCGAAGGCATAACTTTAAAATTTTTACTTAAACTTGTAGTCATATCTGTGGTATTGGTATCCATGTTAAGGATTAATTTTTTAGGAAGCAACTTTACTCCTCCGTAACCATAGAGTAATCCGTTAACTAAATTTAAACTTTTCCAAACGTGTACCGTGTCAAGAAAAATGTCTTTTTCGTTTCTATTGTAATAAGGAATGTAATCTATTTCAAAGTTAAAATCTTTAATAATAATAGCATCTGCATCAACTACCCAAAACATATCTGTTGTAGCAATCTTTGCTGCTTCAATATGAGCATTATGAATTCCTTTTACACCATCTATTCTCTTGGCTCTAGGAAACCTATCTGTTAATCTTTTAAAATTTTTGTCTGCGTTAGTTTCGTTGTAACTAATAAAAACTATATCAAACGGTTTAGGATTACTAACTACAATGTTGTGTTGTTTTTTTTCTATAGGAAATCTATGATCAAACTCTTTTTTAGTAATAGGGGAATTTTTAGAATATAATACAACACCGTCGTACCAATCTCCATTTTTAAATACGTGAGTTATGTTTCTATGAAAATGATCATACACAGGAACATAATAACTATTAAAATCAAAATCTTTATCTAACACAACATCATTACGGATTACCCAAAACATTTCTGTTTTAGTATTTTGTAATGTTGTAATATAATCTTCAAACGTGTTTATTTGAAAAATCTCAAAAGGAACAGGTATTGATACTTGTATATTCCATTCTTTCTTTTCAACTGGAAATCGATAATTAAATTCTTTAGCTGTTAGTGTTTTAGATCTGCTCATTAACATAAGCCCGTCGTAGAAATCCCCATTTTTAAACATGTGAGTTATACTTCGATCATAGTTGTATTTTCCATCATTAGGATCAAAGTAAAAATCAAAAATGCTGTCATCTACAAGTTCAATGTCTGGCCAAACGCACCAAAACATCTGTTGAGTTTCATTTTTTAAAATATCTTGATATTCTTGATAGCTATGTATAACATATCGTGGATATCGGTACTTGCTAACTACTAGGTCATGTTCTTTTTTATCTACTAAGAATCTGCGATTAAATTCTCTTTTGCTTATTGTTTTTTCTGTTGAAAACAGTATAACTCCGCTTAGATAAGATTCAACCCCATTGCATGAATTTTTATACACATGATTTTCACTTCGATCATAGTTGTACTTTCCATCATTAGGATCAAAGTAAAAATCAAAAATGCTGTCATCTACAAGTTCAATGTCTGGCCACACACACCAAAACATAGATTTTGATTTTTCATTTATTAGATTTAAATATTCATCATAGGTACTAATATATCTAATAGGGTATTGATACTTACTAGCAACAACATCAATTTCTTTTTTATTAACATAAAATTTAAAATCAAATTCTTTTTTAAGAATATTTGCTTTTTTAGGTATTAGTGCCACGCCAGAAATAAAAGACTCTACTCCATAACAACTGTTTTTAAAAACATGTACATAGTCTTCGTCCCAGGAATGTATACGATAGTCAAAATTAAAGTTGTCAACAATTACAACATCGTCCCAAACCAGCCAAAAGAATTTAGTAAATGATTTCTTTTTAAGATCATCAATAGAGTTTACATTTTCAATTTTTTGAGCTGAGGGAAACCGTTCACAAAACTTTTTCCATTCAATATCGCTAATGGTTTTTTTGCTTACATAAAAAATATCGTAGATCATCTTAGGTATGTATTTGTAAGTTTAATTGTTTCTTCGTACAGGTCTAATGTGTACTTGCTTTGATCAACATCTAAATAAGGATAATCAAATCCCATTCCTTGTTTAATTTTCTCTCCTAGATCCTGTATGTCATGCTCTAGTTTTCTATGATCAACGTTTTGTTCATATATGTTTTTTAATATTTCAAAGTCTCGTACATCAACATAGTTCCATTTAGTGCAATTGGTCATCCACTGTCCTAACCTTGCTCCATGGATAGCATATAAACCGTTTTCTTCATGTGCTCCAACTGTCGACCAAATTTTTAATCTATGAAGATTATGCCACCATATACGTTCTCGAATTTCATCTGCAGGAACTCGAACTCCATCTAATAGAGTCATTTTAACACCCTCTCGAAAGCCTGCTCTCCATGCCTGAAATGGGCTTCCTGTAATAACAGTTTCACTGTAACATTCAGAAAACTGTTTATAACCATCTTCCCAACAAAAATCTACCTGGCCACGATCGCTATCGCTAGCTTCGTGTGTTTTCATGTTTAGGATAAAATCTTTGCGCCATATCTTTAGGCCACCGTTTCCATAAAGCAATCCGTTAATGCGATTTCTGGCCAGCCAACTATAAACCTGTATATTTTTATTGTTAGGATCAAATTCCAAATTAAAAAATCTATTGTCTACAATGTTATCAGCATCAACAGTAATAACCCATTCTGTTTCGCTGGTTTCTGCTGCGGCTTTATGTGCGGCATCACTACCTTTAACTCCGTGTACACGTTTAGCCCAAGGTACCTTATTACACAAATCAGCATAATGCTGGTCAGCGTTTGGTTCGTCATAACTTAAAAAAACTATATCAAGTTCTAATGTCTTCATATGTATACTTGTCAAAAATTCTTCTTGTATAAATGCTAAACTTTTGAGATAGCTCTAATTTAAAACGATGTGGATACTTTACTAATTCGTTAACATTAAAACTAATCATTTCTTTTAATACATTAGGATCATTATACTCAGTTATTAAAAATATCATATCTTGATCTCCTTGCCATTCTATAGTTTTTAATAAAGGATTAATTTTAAATGTCAGTACCAGTTCTTGCCTATGGTATTCTATAGCTATGTCAGGTTTTGTAATATTGCTCCAACGTTTATCAACAACTCTGTGTAACACATCGTCAATCTTATTAAGACCAGTAATTGAGGCAAGATTTACCTTAATGAGTTTTCCAGAAACTATATCTACTTTATAATGTCTTAAGGTGTCGCCTCTTTCGTATATTCCTAATGCAATATCTAACTCTACTTGTATTTTATTTTTAATATTATTAACAGAAAAACCTGGATGCAATGCTATAACATTTCCTTCATTATCAAATTCAAAGAAATAAGTTTCTTCAGGTACTTCAATGGTTTTAATCCATTCGTCAAAAGGTGCTAGATCTAGGTGTTCTTCCATACTATCTCCTCTAGGATACTGATTAATTCATCTGTAATAATATCCTTTTCAACATAATGAATTATATCAGTCTGTTGGTAATTACCAATTTTTAAACTGCCGTTGCTCTTAAGATAAAACCCTACATGATCGGTCACCCGATCAGCATCCCACGGCCAGTTTTGTACCTGTGGTTTTAAATGTACTACTCTTGGAAAATCTAAAGGGTAGGCTATTTCGCAGTCAATGTCTAGAAGCTTGGCCGACAACGCAAAGGCTTCGTCTGTTCCTATGACTTTAGGTATGTGATTATTTAAATAGAGATTTTTAAATTCCTGAGGGTTAATAAAAATCTGTCGGGCTAATTCAAAAAATTCATGTCTACATTCTTTTTTAAAAAAAGTCCACATTGAATATAAATTGGGCAGATCGTTTTTGGTAAATGCTTTACGATAAGCATCACTGGTAACTACTTCACCTCTAAATGTGTAAGCACGATTAGCTACATATAATTCTGTGTTTTCTATAAAATAATCAATCCAGTGGCTGTAATCTCTAAGGAACAGCATATCTGCATCTAGACAAACGGTGTGCTCCCAAGGAGTTATTTCATCCATCCACGAACGGCCATCCCAAAACTTTTGTTCGGGCCATTCTATAACCTTATCAAATACCCAAGGACTTTTTAATTTATCAACTGGTGATTTGTCGTTAATAACCAAAGCTACTCGATCGTAACCTTGTTTTTGTGTGTTTTTAATACTTAAGGCCAGAGCATAGGCTAGTTTAAGATAGTCAATATCAGGATGGGCTGCTACAAATATCAAATAACCAAAGTTCATATTAACTCCAGAAGACTGTCAGCGTTTCTGATTATGCTTTGTTTATTCATAATATGAACATCAGTACCCTTAGTTGTAGCAGCCCAAAAAGCAGAGACATCCTGTGGCTGACTAACTAAAAAAGTCAGTTTATTGTTGTCAACACTATGTAAAATATCTTTGTCAAAAACAGTAAGGATAGACGGAAGTGTGTAGGCAAATTCTGTTTCAAATCCGTTCATAATGTGTTTAGCAACACTAAAGGCAATGTCATTTCTAAACTGTTTAGGATTAAATCGGAATAGGTCAGCATAATAAACATAGTTGTCTTTGACAAAATCTACCAGTTTAAAAAAGAATTGACTTTCAACACTTTTATCAAACATCACAGTAGTTGCCCAAAACATGTGGATACCAGTTTCACTTACTCGACTATCTAGTACGCCGCCACGCTCTCCGGTAAGGTCTGTCATACTGTGACCCATCATCACTGGAGCATCTACTGACCAATACTCATTTAATTTGTTAGAAAAGATTAAATAGTCGCTGTCTATCAGCAAGGTTTGGTCATAGGGGCTAAGTTCCCAAACGCTGTATCTATTTGAATTTACAAATGGAATAATTTTGCTTTCAAATCCATCGTGTAGATTTCTCACATTCTTAGTGTAAGGTCTGTTAACTTCTATAATTTGATCAAAGACTTCTTGTGCTTTAATCAATGTGCCTGACTCTTCTAACCAAGATATTGTGCCTAAGTCAGTTACAAGACTTACAGGAACACCTAAATTCTTTTTGGCAAGGCCGCCTGCAATTATGGCCATTAAACCATAATCAATATCAGGACTGTTGTGAGCAAATATTAGTACGCCTTTGGTCATACATCCAATAACTTTTCAACAGATCTACTTGATTTAATTTTTTGATAATCTTCATAGTATTCGTAGGTAGCGGTAAAATACCTATCTATGATTTCATCTTTAAAAGTCTGTAGGTCAGCTACGAGTACTGGATTTCCGTTTTCGTCAACAAACGGTACATTTTCGGTACGGCCTTGATCAATTAACATCTGAACAAATACAATGAGTTCGCGATTGATTTTGAATAGGCCGCCAGCATGACCGTAGGTCAACTTTGCGTTGATTTTTTCTTTAAGAGTTTTTCTCTGAATAGCGAGAGTTTGTCGATAATTGGCAAACTCTAGAGCTTTAGATAATCTTTTGTCCATGGAATCTCCGAATAAACATAGCTGATTATTTACCAGCTAGTCTAGGAGTCCAAAATATTATCCGCCTGTTATTGCGCCTGCTGAATAAGATGACCATGTATAACTGGTCCATGTACCGCTCGGGGTAAGTGCGTGGCCACCGGTAGGATAAGTCAATTCAACTGAATAAGCTAATGTGCCATCTACAATGTCTTCTGGCAACGGTGGAGCACCAGGCATTGGGTCAACATAAGGATCATTCCACGATAATGCAAAATTAAAAGTTGTGGCTGATCCTATAGCTGCATTTAACGCCACTGAAATAGCATAGTTATTTGATGCATACGGAGCACTTGAATAAATCGAGTACAATGCTGTAGAACCTGTTCCCCAACCATAGACTGCTGCGCCACCAAATTCCTGCGTGCCTGCAGAAGAAAGAAGATTACTCCAAGCTGTATTTTGTGCGCTGGCTGCTCCACCGGTCCTAGAACTAGCGAACCTAATTCGGCCGCCACCGTTCCAAAAATATCTAGCTTGATCTGCATTAGAAAAATTAAGAGCATAGGTAGCAGAAACAGCACTAGCCCAAGAACTTGTCCTAGAATTACTTCCAGCAGCGGTAGTTGTTTTTCTAGAACTATGACAATTAAATCTGTCTCCGTCTATTGTAGACGAATAAGAAGCAAAAGAATTAGGATCAGTAGAATTAATTAATTGTCCAGTAACATTGCCTGCTAGAGTAAGGGCGGTGGCAGATCCATTTTGATGGGCACTTGCATTTAATAAGTCATAACGAATATTGTTAAAATCATTTGCTGAGATCGTATCGCCTACATTTTTTGTAACACCAAAAGTTGATTGTCCATAACCCCTGCTTAATGATCCTGTACCCATAATACCAACGCCGGTGCCATACGGGTTATAGACATCGCTTGCAAGGGCTGTGGTTCCTGATCCTGCCATTTCTAATCCTTAAAGAATAATTGCTTCAATTAATTTTACTTCAGTATTTAAACTAGATTCTAAAGCTATTGCAAATGTATTGGCATTAGAGTCTTCACTAGCCATTGCATATCCGTCAGGAGCGGCAACTAATCTGTCGCCTTTACGTACATGACCAATTACTCGAACAGGTACACGCCCTTTCAGGGCAATATAAGTGCCGCCTTCTAAATCTTGATTCATCATTAGGCCAGGAGCGCCACTCACTACACCAACGGCACGTTGTCCTACCCAGATGCTAGAAGTAACTTCGCGTTCTCCTCCTATAATCATAACTGTACCAACGTCATATTCTTTGTCTGCTAGATATTTTTCTGCTAGGTCAGCATTTTGAACTGCGGTCGCTGTGCCGTTGAATATATTAGCTGAAAGGTTTGCACTGCTATCTCTTGCAGCAATAGTATTAGCTGTCTTTGAAGTTTTTGCAGATTTATAAGCTGAGGCAATACTGTCTACAGCATCATTGTCAATTTTTACTCTATCTACCTTATCCGCTATACCAATAAATCTATTGGCTGTTACATCACCGTTAGCATCTCTAGAAGCAATTGTATTGACTACAGCGGTAATACTTTCACTCTTACCATTTAAATTGTTTGTTGAAGTTGCTGTGGCAGCATTACCTGTACAGCTAGAACTGCTACCGGTGACATTACCTGTGACATTTCCAACAACATTACCTGTGACATTTCCAACAACATTACCTGTTAAATTACCTATAAAAGAACCTGTAATGTTGTTGGTAACAATTACATTATCTGCCCAAATTTGATACCAACGAAGACTATCACTTCCTAAGGAATATTCACTGTCAACTCCAGGAATAATTGCGGTTGTAGAAATATTAGCCATTGTTCGTGTTTCGGTTGACGAAACACGAATTTTAAATTTTATATTATTGCCTGCTTGATTTGTTATAGAAATATCAGATGCATCACCTAATGCAATACTGCCCTTAACTGCCGAAGCGGCACTAAATGTTATTCCATCCGAACTAAAATCAACCGTTGTTGGAAAAGATGGGTTTGCTTTTAATACCAAGTCATTGACTGTATATACTAGAGTTTCATCAGTAGGATTGACTAAAGATCTAGATGACGAACTTGTTCCCCAAATTACTGCCGCAGAGGCTGAAGTAGTAACTCCAGTAGTATTATCTGTGCCTACTAAAGTTATACCTTTCTTAATACGGCCAAAATTAGGAATTAATGCCTTGTCTGCATCACTTAATGTAAATGTATCTTTACTAAAAACAGCAACATCAGTTCCGCCTGCTTTTATCCTAGCAATGGTTCTGTTTTCGTTGCTACTGTCTTTAACAGTAGTAGCTGTAATTGTTGTTTCGCCTAGTGTTGTAGAATTTTGAGGCCCAACTAAAATAAATTCACTGCCTGTCCAGCAATATAATTGTTGGGCTAGACTATCAAACCAAAATTCGCCGGCACTTAATCCTAAAGGTGCTGTAGTACTAGCTGTAGATCCGCCAACTATTCTAAATCTAGTGCCGTCATAAACTTTAATTTTTCTTTCAGTACTATCATACCAAAGTTGGCCGGATACAGATTTGCTAGGTTGACTAGCCCCTGCAAAATTTTCCATCAAGTGTAAGAAATTTTCATTCTGTACTTGACCATAACCAGCATAGTTTTTACCAACAAATCTAATATTTGTGGTGTTGTCAATAGTACCGTCTGCTACAGATACTAAAAAACTGCCATTATATCTATTAACTTGATAAGCCATTTTAAACCTTTTTCTTTAGTTCTTCTATTTGCTGTTGTTGATCTTTAATAGCTTCAATTAGATATGCAACTACTTTAGTATATTGAATACCACTTGGATTACCTTTTTCATCTTTGATTACCAAATTAGGAAGAACTTTATTTACATCTTCGGCAATTAAACCAGGCTCATTAAAAGATGATTGATCTTTTCGATCATAGGTAACGCCAGTTAAATTTAATATACTTTCAAGAGCATTTGTTATTGGGTTTACATGTTCTTTTAATTCGATACTTGATGTTTCAACTAGTTGGGTTGTTGTTATTCTCCCAGCTACACCTATACCTCCGGCAACAACTATTGCACCAGTTGTTGTAGAACTGCTGGCTGTGCTATTTGAAGAAATAATTTGGCCAATAAATGTTGTGGTTCCTCCAACAGAATCTAATCTAGTTGCAGGAAATCCTCCAGGAGTCACACCGTCGTGTACAACTACTGTTTTTTTATCTGTATCAACTGTTAATTCGCCGGGGGCTCCGACAAATATCGCATGTTGTGCGGTTGTGCCTCGTCTAAATTGAACTCGTTTTGCCATTATTTTTAACTCCTAGATTATGCTATTGCGCCGTAATCCATAAATGCATCTGCTGCAGAAGTGATTAACCCGTAATCTTCATCTGTTCCTCCGCTGATTGATCTCCAAGAAGAACCATCGTAGCCTTCCCAGTTAATATCAGTGGTATTAAATCTAATCATTCCTGTAGTAGCTGTTGGGCGTTGACCGGATACTCCTGCTGGAACTGACATTGCCCCTGTTCCTAAAAATCCTCCGTTACCGGAAACATATAAATTTCCGCCAATTGAAGCGCCACCTGAAACAACCAAAGCACCTGTTCCAGGTCCAGAACTCACTGTTGTATTTGAAAATGCAACTGCGCCGCTAGATGTTAATGTTGTAAATTTTGCTGAACCAGGATTAGTGCCACCAATATTAAAGTTATCTAAACTTCCGGTTGAACCTGATGATAAATTTACTGCGCTGGTGCTACCTGCCAACGATACATTAAAGTTAGCTGCTGGTGCGCCAGGTGATGGTGCTGCCATTGAAAAGGTACCGCTTACCGCAACTGATTGTATTGCCAATGGCGGAGCAGGTTGGCCAGGCGGGGCT